CTAGCCATTCCTGTTCGCTCGGGCTAGCGCGCGTTGAAGAGCGGCGGCGATCTGTGGGGCCGAGCGGCGATAGCTTTCCGTGTCACCTGTCTGGGGCATGTGCAAATTGACGGTGACATTCCCTGCCCCACCAAGCGGCGCGATGCGGCCCGATTGCGGCGGAACGAACATCTCCGGTCCGTTCTCCCCGACGAGAAACGCATTGCCAGGCGCGACGAAACCGCCGCCTGCCCTCCCTCCGCCAAAACCGGAGAAAATCTGGCCGAGCGCCGCCTCCAGCGGCTGGCGGATCACGGTGTCGGCGGCGAGCCCGGCGAGATCGGCCAACACCTCCTGCACCATGGACTTGAAGGACAGCTTGCCGGAGCGGGCGGCTTTTTCCAGTTCGTCGGCGATGGAACGCGAAGCGCTGGCAAAGCTTTCCTCCATCACCGCGGCAAGCGGCACGATGTCTTCTCGCACCGTGCGCTCAAGGTCGTCGGCCATGGCGCGCATGGTCTCGCTGGCGTCTTCTGTATCTATGCTCACTCTCAAGATTGATCCCTGTCCGGATAAAGTGTTCTCAAATGGTCGAAACTTTCGCGCGTCAGCGTCGGGCTATTCGCCTCACTGCCTGAGAGCAGCCGCCATTCGGCGAGGCTCATGGCCCAGAACTGATCGGGCGACAGGCGCATCAGGCCGAGCCCGGCCCGGCACCAGCTGCGCCAGTGGGCTGGGACGCTGCCAGAGGTTGAGACTTTCCCGGCCTCTCTCCATCCTCCGCGCCGTCCTCGGAGCCAAGCCCCAAAGCGAAGGCCCGCGCGACAGCCGCCATAGCAGCTTTCAGGTCGAAACTTTGTGTTTTCAATGTGTCAACAGGCAGGTCGTGCCCGCCACCGCCTAGCAGGGCCGACAGGATGACCAGCAAGTCGCGAGCGGACGGATTGGCAAGGCGCGCCGTTAGCCCGCCCAGATCGTCCGTACCGAGCACGGTCTCGATCTCCGCCAGCGCACCGAGAGTCAGGCGCAGGGTGTGGTCCTCACCATTGATTTCCAGCGGCACGTCACCGCGAAATTTATTGATGGACTTGTTCATCACGATGCCTCCGTGAAGCTCAGCGTACCGGCCGATTCCAGTGCCAATGACACAGTCATTTCGCGGGCATGGTCGCCTGCATAGTCGAGATTGGAGATCAGGAACGCGCCCTCGATAACGCCGAAATCCGGCAAAACGACCTGCCAGGTACGCACATTTCCAGCGAAGAAGACGGTGCGGATTTCGGCCGCCGCTGCATCATCGAGGAACACGCCGGCCCCGGCGATACTCGCCTGCTTTATGCCTGCGCCTGCCAGCAATTCGCGCCAGCCATCGGACGAGGCATTAGTGATGTCGATGGCGCGGGCATTGAGCGACAGCGTTTTCGTGCGCAGCCCGGCGACGGTGGCAAAGCTCTCGCTCGCCGCGCCATCGCCAATCTTCAACAGGATGTCTTTTCCCTTCTGGGCGGTCATGTCTTTACTCCTCGGATGGATGGGTTACGGCACGAAAGCGCATCACGCCCTGCCATGTTTCATTGTCAGACAGCCGCCAAGTGTCGCCGAAGACATAGCGTATACTGACGAGATGGAAGCCGGCGACGCTCAGCGATGCGTCGTGCAGGGCGGCGTGAACAGCGGCGATGACGCGCTTGACCTCGCCGCGCCCGCCATGGCGCGACCAGGCGGTGAGGCGCAGATCGTGCTCCTGCCCGCCATCGACGCCGGGCCAGTCACGGGTGCGGGCCGCGCCAATGGTGAGGTAAGGGAAGATCGCTTCCTCCGGCACGCCGTCATGCACCCGCGCCGGATCGCCCAGCAGCGTCTTGACGCCATCATCGGCGATGAGCTTGGCATAGAGAGCCTGTTGCAGCGGCCAACTCGCCTCTGTCAGAGTCTCGCTCATGGGCGCACCTCCTCGGCATCGAGCTGCAGCCATTCGCGGGCCTCGCCGGTTCGCTGGATCGAGACGATGCGGAATGTCCGCCCGTCATAAGCAAGCCGTGTGGCATGGCCGATATCGGCGCGATGGCGCAGGGTGATGCGCAGGCGAAGGAGGCCGATATCGCGCTCGCCCGTGGTGTCGCGACGGGAGGACAGGCTCTCCACCTGCGCAGGCAGGGTGTCGCCTTCCGCCCAGGATATCGCCGACCCGCCGCCGCCATCGGACGTGCGCTGGCGGGTCAACAAAGTGACCTGTTCTGTCAGCGTACCAATCACAGCCGCACCTCCCGCCATGGCGCGAGCAGTGCACCGACCGAGTTCGGCATGGTCGTCACCCGGCGTTCGGATGCCGGGGTGCGGTGTTCGTGATAATGGGCAGCGAGCAGGCGCACGGCCTGTTTCAGCGTGCCCGGAACCGCATCGGCCTCGCCGAAGCCGGTGGTGAAATCGATGCGGATCCCGCCTGCCGCAATGCCGGGGTTTGGCGGCGATGCCTTCAGCAGTATCCGCGCCGGATAGCCCGGGATGAGGGCATAGTCGCCTTCATCAAGCTCGACCCAGTTGCCATCAGAGCCTTGTACACTGATACTCGTCACCGTCTGTACCGGCGGGCGCAACAGTGCGACAGGCTCCCCCGGCCAGTGGTCGAGGGTCAGCCGCCAGCCTTGCGTCATCAGGGCGAGGCCCGTCACCGCCTCGACCTGGCCGCGGGCAGCCTCGGCAAGATCGGTGATCAGGCTATCATCCGTATCGTGAGCGACGCGCAGGAAGAACTTTAGTTCGGCCAGAGTCAGGGGTTCGCCCGCCGGGGCTGTGATCAGGGTCAGGGACATGAGATCCTCGAAGAAATTTCTGAAAGGGCCCCGCAGGCAGCTAAGAAGCCCGCGGGGCAGTCGGGAGGAAAGCCCTACGACGTGCCGAATTTCAACAGCTTGATCGCATCGAAATGCTGTACGCCGCCGCCGACACGCTTGGTCGTGTAGAACAGCACATAGGGCTTGGCCGAGAACGGATCGCGCAGCACGCGGATGCCGACGCGGTCGACGATCAGATAGCCACGGGCGAAGTCCCCGAAAGCGATCGAGAAGGAATCGCTGTCGACATCCTCCATCTCCTCGGCTTCGGTTACCGGGTACCCCATCAGCGTTGCCGGGGCACCGGCCTGGACCGATGGCTGCCACAGGTAATTGCCGTCGCCATCCTTGAACTTGCGCAGCTGTCCGACAACGGAGCGGTTCATGACGAAGCGGCCATTGGTGCGGAAGGCCTGCTTCGGCGCATAGATGAGGTCGATCAGCGCATCCATCGGGTTGGTGCCGAATGCGCCATCGGCGCCCGTGGCGATATAGCCGATCTTGTCCCATTCCCAGCTGCTCTCGGCAACCTTGTCATAGTCGAGGAAACCGCGCGGCTTGTTGGTGCCATCGCCGGAAACGAAGGCCGCACCTTCCTGGGCGGCGAACTCTGTCTGGACCTCGTCGGCAATCCAGCGCTCCAGGTCGACGATGGAGTCATCGAGCAGTGCCTGTGTCGTCGCCGGCATGGCGTAAAGCTCCATGGTCGGGAAGTCGACGGCAGCGAGGGTCGATGTAGTCGTCTGTGTACGGTCACCGGCCTCGCCGACCCAGCCCGCCGCCATGCCGGTGGTCGAGACCGGCTTGCGATAGGAGCTGGCGCCGATCTGGCGCACGGTCGCGATCTGGCGGATGGGGGAGATGTCCTTGACCGCCGCATTGATCAGCCGCTCTGTCTCGTCCGGCGCAAGATAGCCGCCATCCGGGTCAGAGCCGATGGAGAGCGCCTTTTCCTCCAGCATACGCGAGGCATCGCCGGTACGTACATAGCGCTCGAAGGCGTGCTTGCGCTCGTCAGGCCGGGCCGGTTCGGCACCACCGCGAGAGGAGCGTTGCCGGTCAAGCAGCAGCCGGTCTATGGCCGATTTCTGCTCATCGAGCGACGCGTTGATGCGGCTGACTTTCTCGGTCAGGACCACATCCTCGCGGGATTTTCCCTCCAGCTCGGTGAGGCGCTCGTCATTGGCGCTCTTGAATTCCTCGAAGGCGTTGAGGAAGTCGTGCATGGCCGCGCGCACTTCTGGCGAATCGCCGCCCGCCTTCGTTTCCAGTTGTTTGGTTTCCAGTGTCATATCTCATTATCTCCTGTTATGACGTGAACTGACGTGTTGCTTCACGAAGTGCTGTTGCCGTATCCGTGTCCGGCGGGGTCAGCCGGCTGATCCGCGCACCCGGCGCCATGGGGAAGGTGACGACCGAGACCTCCCACAGGTCGAGCCGGGTCAGCTCCCGTCCGCCGGTAATCTTGCGCGCCGCCCGGGTGCGGAAGCCGATGGACAGGCCATCGAGCGCCCCGCCGCCGACCAGCGTTGCGACTTCACGGGCACGCGGACTGTCCAGAATGATCTCCCCACGAACATAAAGCCCCCTTGCCGTTTCCTTCAGCTCCAGCCAGCGGCCGATAGGTTGGTCTGCCGCATGCTGGTAAAGCATCTTCACCGCTGGCAGCCGCCCGGGGATAAGTTTTTCGGCAAAGGCCCCTCTTTTCACGATATCGCCATTGAGGTCGCGCTCACCGAAGATGGAGGCATACCCCTCGATGATGGCCACACGTCCCCGGTCGCGAGTTACACTCGCGTTGTCATTCATCAGTCTCATGAGTTTTCTGCCTGTTCTTCTCGCTATTCGTCTTCGGTAATCTGCTGCAGGCGTGTGTCGATCCGGTCGAGGGTGGAGCGCATGTAGTACATCTGCTCTTCCAGCCGCGCGGTACGCTCGATCACCTGCGCCGTAGAGTCTGCGCGGCGCTCCAGCTGGTTCAGCCGCTCGCTGGCGGCCCCCGCCCAGATCAACGCCACCGCCGCCTGGATCAGCATGCCGGTGCCAAGGGCGAGGGAAAATCGCAGCTCCGTTGCAGGCAGTCTCATCTCACTCATCGCCATTCTCCATGATGGGCTCGGCCGGAAAGCTGAGGGCCACGCGTTTCTCCCTGTCTGTCAGGAAATCTGCGCGCATGATGCGGTCAAGGCGGGCCGAGCGTTCGCCGGACAGGGCCTCGATGCCGCTAGTGTCGAGCGTGATCGCCTCGCCGTTCCCGCACAGCCAACCTGACAGGGCGCTGGCGGCACGGCTTGCCAGTGGCAGCACTGTCTGGCGCCAGAAAGCGAGATTGGCCTCGCGATAGTTGGCATAGGTATTATCACCGGGAATGCCGAGCAGTTGCGGCGGCACACCGAAGGCGAGCGCCACGTCTCGCGCGGCGGAATGTTTCGCCTCGATGAAATCGAGTTCCGCCGGGGAATGGGACATCGGCTTCCAGTCAAGCCCGCCATCGAGCACCATGGGCCGCCCGGCATTGGCCTGGCCCTGATAGGTTTCCTGCAATTCCGATTTCAGCCGCTCGAACTGGTCCGCGGTCAGGTTTGGCATCTTCCGGCCCCTTGTAGATCAGTGCGCCGGAAGGCCGGGCCGCATTGTCGAGCAGCGCCTTGTTCCATGAACAGGCTGCATTGTGAATGTCGACGGCGTTGCCTGCCGCTTCCAGCGGCGCGAGGCCGTAATGATCATTGAGCGGATGAAACAGCTTCAGGTGCAGGACCGGCATGAAGCCGTCCTCTTCCCGCCGGAAGCCGGTGCGCCGCCCGCCGGCCTCGTAATCATAGCCGCCGGGCCAGCCATCACGCCCGGCGCGGACCTTCATCCGGTCAGGGCGCAGGGCGTAAAGCTCGCGCACCTCGCCGTCGAGCCGAACCGCCTCGACATAGGCATTGCCCGCTGTCTGGAGATAGCCATAGATTTCCTCCATCAGCGCCGTGCCGGACTGGTCCGGATTCGGTGATTTCAACAAGCGCAGATGGTCGTGATCGGCCATCGCCTCGCCCTTGCAGGTGACCGCGAAAGAGATCGAAGCGGCCGCCTCCGCCACCAGCCGGATGCAGCGATAGGCGATGACGTTGCGCATGAAGCCGTTGCGGGCGAGCGCTGCATAATCGCGCGGCGTCCAGACCGGCCCGGCGGGCGTCTGCAGGGCAATGACCTGCCGCGTGGCGCTATGCTTGGTCTCATCGGGTGCAGATACTCGCTGATCAAAGGCGGCGCGGAGGCTGGAAAGAATGGTCGGCATCGGGATGGTCTCCTAGATCGTTCTTATCGTCGGGTCGGGCGCCTTCGCGCCCAGCATCAAATCGGTCAGTGCCCAGACGAGGGCGTCGAGGCGGTCGGGGCTTGCCCCCTCGCCGGTCCACGAGACAAGCTGATCTTCCAGCTTCGTCAGGGACCCGACATGGCGCACCAGCCCGCGCTCATAGAGGGCGGCCACCGGTTCTGCCCGCACCCGCTTGCCCCGGCTGGCCCGCACAGCACGCACAGGCACGGCGGGATCGACCTGACGCAGGATCGCCTCGACCATGTCGCCACCCTGATTGACTTCCGCGACGATGCGGTCGGCCTTGTGACGGTGACAGGCGGCAACTGCCCTTTGCCCCCAGTCTAGGGGCGATAAACGTCGCGAGGATAAGTCTTCGAGCACGTAGGCGATGCCACCGCAGCACCCGGCGACGATGATGCCGCATTCATCCGCCTCCGCCCCGGCGGTTGCCGGCGGATCGATGGCGATGACCAACCGGTCCATCTCAGGTGCATGGTCGACATGGCAGGCCTCGATCATCGACCAGCGCCACAGGGCACCGGCGGTGTCCTCGACCAGCTCGCCAAAAAGCTCCTGCCGCCCGAGCGGCGTATCCTGGTAAACGGCGGTGATCTCGCTGAGGAAGGTCTCGGCGAGGTTCGCCTTGTTCGCCCATGTCGAGGCGCGGGTCAGGTGCGTGCCATCGGCGGCCATCAACCGCTTGATCAGCGCCGTCGGGCGCGGTGTCGTCGTGACCACCTGGCGCGGCCGCTCACCGAGGCGCAGGCCAAGCTGGAGATTGCTCCACGCCGTGTCGGCATAGCGCCACTTGCATAATTCGTCCGACCACGCTGCATCGAACTGATAGCCGCGCAACCCCTCCGGGTCCTCCGCCGAAAAGCATTGTGCAGTCGCGCCATTGGGCCAGACGAGGCGGCGGCGCGAGGCTTCATAGCTTGGCCGCCACTTTACTCGCGGGATCGCCATCAGGCCGGATTCGCCGTCGATCATCACTTCGCGCACATCACTGTAGGTCTCGCCAACCAGCGCGATCCGCGAGGCCGCGCCGGTCTCGGCCAGCGCTCTTATCCACTCAGCGCCGGTGCGCGTCTTGCCTGCGCCGCGCCCGCCGAGGAGCAGCCAGGTGAACCAATCTTCGTGCTGGGGCGGCAGTTGGTCTTCACGCGCCCACTGGTTCCAGTCATGCAGGATCCTGTCCAT